CCTGCATCTTGAATAAGATTATTCATCTTTACAGATTTATATTCCTTTTCTACACCTTCAAGCTCTTTGATACGCTCACGCATCTGCTTGATGGCAGTGTTGTCCTCTTGTGTTTCTTCTACTGTATTTTCTACTTCGTTTTCCATTTTATCTCTTTTCCTTCTCACAGTTTCTACTAACTGCATTACCCTGTGGAAATAATGCGATAGGCGACAAATTAAAATAAAGAATAACTAGAATTGTCAGCCACTTCTGGGCTATTCAGATACAGGCGAATTGTTTACACAGTTTACACGCCAGATATAAACTGGAGGTGCAGAGTCCATTTATTTACGCAGACTACCGCTATGCGTTAATTTTATTATACCACTAGATATAGTATGTCAAGTTTATTGTTGTGTAAGACCTGTTACTCTACCACCACGTCTAGCAGGACCTGTAAGTGGTGTAAACCTTGTTTCTTCTTCTGCCTCTAATAATCTAAGTTCTTCTATTTCCTCTGGTGACCTAAATACTGCTGCCTCAACAAATTCTTCTATATCAAATGGGTCTTCAGGTGTAACACCACCACGTTGTTGTAGTTCTTGTATTCTAGGTATTTCTGCTTGTGCTGTTTGAAATGCTTGACGTGCTTGAGATTGTGTTATTCCAAATCTTTGTAAACGCTCTACCTCTGATTGTGATATGTTAAATCCACTAGCTGCTGCTTCTCCAGCTATTTGTGATTGTAGTATCTGTCCTGATAGTATTGCATCTCCCACATTAGTATCAACTGCTGCAGCAAATATTGATTCTGTAGATAAATCTATACCAAAGTTTTGTGCATAATATTCTTTTACCTCTGGTATATTTTGTTCAATACCGCTATATACAGTATTTAATCTTGACTGAAACTCTGTAGGTGATACATCACCTGCAATAAGTTGGTCAAAATTATCTGCAAATATATCAGGGTTTACACCAAATTTTCTAAGGTCATCTTTATAAGATTCTATTACAGCACCATATTCAGCCTCTGATAATCTTACTGAACCATCAGCTCTTTTGTTTCCAGGAAAAAAATTGTCATAAGTAGTGTCTTGTCTTACTGCACCTAAAGCTAAATCTATGTTTTTATCAAACTCAATATATTTTTCCTCAAACAATGAAAGCAATGCTTCTGGTAAGAAAGGATATAATGCTTTTGCCTCTGTAATAAAATCTGCCATTATTGTATTCTAACTCCTTGACCGAAAACTTTTAGACCTTCTAGTGCCTCATTTACTACTTTGTCCACTCCTTGTTTTAGTCCTTCTTTTGTTAAATATTGACTTGCTTTAACTACATCATTTAGTTTTAAAACTTCTTGAAAAGTATTACTTGATGTATCTATTTGCTGACCCCAAGCATTAGTTGTAAAGTTCTCCCAAGGTGATGAAAACTGTCTGTATGTAACATCTTCTGCATACATTGGGTATAAACTTTTTTTAGTAGCCGTTAAATTCTTTTTTAATACTTGTTCATAATCAGGGTCGTTTCTTAAATTACCTGCTTCTCTAGCTAAATCTACATCATTTAATTTTCCAAAAACAGGACCTAAATATTCTAAATACAAATCCTGTACTCTATCCTGACCAGACATTGTAGAATCTACTGCAACTTCTCCACTTGAAATAAAGTTTGTCAAATCAATATCTCTGTTACCAAGTTTTGATGGGTCAGCCAAAAGTTTTACTTGGTCTTCTGTATATACATCTGACCATTGACCTGTTGTAAATTTATCAGATACCCAGTTAATTAATGTTTCTGGTGGATTTGCAATACCATTTTGCACCATTACATTTCTAATAGTAATTTTGTCATCTTGTAATTTACTCTTTGCATCCTCTGGTAACTCATCTACAGGTTTTCCTTGCGACAACAATAACCAATCTCTTTCATCCTGTGTATGTGTCCTCCACCAATTTGTTGTCTTCCACTCTGCTTCTGTTACAGTTCTACCTTCAAGTGTTGCCTCTGCTAATAAAAACACCATTTCTTCATCTTCAAGCCAAGGTCTTAAATCAGCTTCTTTATCTAAGTAATCTATAAATCCTTCCCAAGGTGTTGTACCTTGTGCAAGTAATCTTGGGTCATAAAGTTCTGCTATGTTTCCAAAAGGTATTGTAGAAGATATTTCATCAGCACTAGCAGTTCTAAATGATTGTGATTCATAATCTAATGGATATAAACCTCTAATATCGTCTTCTGTTGCCTCATAGCTTATAAGAAGATTTGTGTCTGGTATTCTATAAAGAATAAAAAACATATTTCCAGACTGAACAATCTCTCCACCTTGTGGTATGCTTTCAACAAATTTATTTGCAGATGTTCTTGATGCAGAAACTGGTGAAATAATAGGATTACCTTTTTCATCCGTTGTAGATGCACCACCTGAACCATCAGGTCCGTCAGGATTTAGGTCAGCTAAATTTTCTGTAAACTCAACTAAATCATCACCTTGTGCTTCTTTTTCTTGATATTCTTTTTCTGCTTGTTCTAGTACAGGTGCAGGTATTTTACCAACTGTGCCTATTTGCTCCCAGTAACCACCATTTAATGTGCCACCTTCTCTAGGTTGTGTGTAAAAATCTAACTCTAATTGTGAATTAACAAATACTTTATTGCCCTCTACATCCCTTAATATTACTCTGTTAAAGTTAGGGTCGGCTTTAAATACATAATCAGCCATTATTCATTACCTCTTAGTTCTTGAAATAACTTAATAAATATATTATTTAATTTTTGTTTTCTAGCTGTCATTTGATTGGTTCTACCAATGTTTGTTTTGATTTGTGCTGCCTCAAATGAACCAGCTTGTGAAGGCACTTGTGATTTATATTCTTGTCTTCCTGTTTCTGATATGTTCATATTCACTGGTGTTGCAACTCCTGTATCTTGTACTTTATCTTCAACAACTACTTTTTTCAACAACTCCATAGCTGTTTGCATCATAGCCGTAGCTTTGACAAAGTCTTCTTCTTCTCTACCCTCTGGTTTTTTACCATCATTATATACTGACCAGGCTTCCCATCCTGTAGGAGAATCTTCTCTTTTCTTTCTAAGTTTCCAAATCTCTAAGGCTGCCGTAGCATTATTTTTAGGGTCCTTTAAATATTCTACTGCTTTTTCTCTAGTATCTATGCCTCTTTCCATAAACCACTTACGCATTTGATTATCCTCTGGGTTTAAGTCCCAATGTGGTTTTAAATCAACTTGAAACAAACCAATAGCAGGGTCATCTGCTTCTTCTTGTAAAGCACCTGGAACACCTTTAGATTCTAAGGCAATGACACGTACTGCTTCTGGTATTTCTTCTTCTGGAAAACCTACTTCTTGTAGTAGTTCAACAAGTTCTTCAACCGAAAGACCCTCTGATGTATAAGGATTTTCAGCCACCGATACTCCGTAACCCAGCAATGCTAGACTTAATAATATTGGCAACATTCTTTGTTTGCTCCCTTCTTTGATTTAAGTCCATTTCAGGTTTAAATAAATCTCTTACTTTTGCAGCAAAAACATCCTCTGCAGATGCTACTTCTCTTGGTTGTGATGGTCTATCTACCTCAACGACTTCTGATGTAGGCACCATTCTACCCTCCAACATAACTTCTTTTTTGGCATAGCCAGGTTGTAAAGTATCTGTAAGTGCGTCAATACCTTCTTTAAACTCTGTTTCTTTAAGATTACCTAGTATTCCTGTAAGTATATTTATTTCTGATTGAGTTGGTGTTCTACCTATTTCTCTTTTTACAACTCTTATTACATCATTTGTTAAAGTTACAAAGTCTGGTTCTTGAAATTCTGGCAAATCTGATGGGTCATACAAAGGTGCTAATACTATAGTATCTAAAAGTGTATTCCAACTTGTTGATACTTCATTAGATTCTCCCATTAATTTATACATTGCATCAAACGTTGCACCAGCTAATACACCTGGTATGTAATTATCTCTATTTAAAAATCCTGCTGTTTCTAATTTTTTCTGTAATTTTTTTATACCATTTGTAGTAAGCCCTTCAAAAGGTTCTCTTTCATCACCTGGAAAATAAACATTATCTAAATTAATTCCATTATCTTCAAGCAAACTTACTGTTGGAACTGATTTTTTATTTAACCTGTCAAAAGTATATGTGTTTAAACCGATAGGTGTAGGTACTCTGTCAAATTCTTCTCTATTTGCTAAAGCCTCTGCCTCTTTTTTAAATTCTTCTAGTGATTCAAAAGCAGTATTTGGTGCATCACCTGATGTATTTTTAAGTTCATTATTTCGCACTGTTTCTTCAAGTTCTTGCAAACCTAAATTATTATCTTCTTCGTTTTCCATTTATTCCTCAACTCTATTATATTCTACTTCGGCTCTCAATAAGTCATCATACACTATTAAAAACTCTGGATATTGTGAAACTAATTGTTTTGCAAACTCTGATAATAGATTTCTACTTCTAAGATGTATTTCACTTTCACCATTTCTTAATCTACCTTTTGCATACTCAATACTATCTTCAGGATTTCTACCAGCATTTGTTGATATACTTGCTAAAACAGTGCTTCTTAACTCCATATAAGAACTAAGTGCTTCCCATACAGGAACAATATCTTTTAACTTTTCATCTTTAGCTATCTCTTCAAGCTCTAAAATATTTGCGTCTATATCTGTTCTGTAAGGTGTTTTTATATTTCTATCAAGAATTACAGATAAATTTTCTTTTATGTATGGGTCACCTAATGGTAATGTTTGTTTCATCATTGTCTTTGCTTTATCTCTAAGCAATGTTGCCTCTAAACTATAATCACCTTCTAATGGTTTTACTAAATTGTTATACAACATTGAATACAAAAACTCCTGTGCCTCTACTAAAAATACAGCAGGGTCTATTGCTTGTAAGTTTTCTATACTTTGAAAAAATTGGTCTTGGTCTAATTTTGTTTCGTTTTGTATGTCAGGTGTAAGATATACTGCTGTCAAAGGATATTTTTCAATAAGACCTGGATATGCTCTTGCAAACTCTACTTCACCCTCAAACTGTGGTTCTTTTGCTCCTCTACCTCTGTATTTACCTTTAGATAAAACTGTTGCAGCAATAAGGTCATTTAAGTTAGTTTTGTCTAAACCTAAATTTCTAACAAACGTATAGAAAGCTATTTCCTCTCCATCTTCACCATATATTTTTTTAGCTTCTCTTTCTAAATTTGCTTGATATGCAGCAAGAACACCAAGCTCAACCATATGTTTTCTATCACGTACTTCTAACTTACCTAATTGTTCTGTATCAACTACTGCTTTTAACAAATTCTCTGCATCTTCTTCTACAAACTCTGTTGTGTAAATTATTCTTGGTGCAGCAGGTAAAAGAAACTGTGCAAAAGAACGTAAGAAAACTCTATCTTTGGTAAGTTCTAATGCTCTATCTTGAAAGTTTTTAAAATCTTTTGTTGTTTGTAATGGTTGATTTTCTGTCAAAGCTAACACTCTTATTGATTCATTCATCTTTGCTGAAAAAGATTCTGCTCTAAAACCATCTAAATTATTATTAGACCAAGCAGTCAAAAACTTTGTACCCCATCCAGGTAAGAATGTTGTAAGCAAAGCCTCACCTGTTCCAAAAGAACCAATATCTTCTGAAGGTAAACCATAAGGAAAAAAGAAAGATGTTATTTCTTCATTTTGATAACCTGTAGCAGTTTTTATAAGACCAGCAGGTATTGATACAGCAGGTCCTAAACCTGGCAATAATGATGTAGATATTAAGTTCAAACCACCTAATGGTGCAACTAACATACCTTCTGTATCTCTTTGTTGTGATTCATTAGGCACTAATATTCTTTGTACAACATCAGTCTGTGGATATACAAAAAAGTCTTCCCCACTTCTAAAATCTTTATAAACAATACCTTGTTTTCTACCTGCTGAAACACCGTTATAAAATGTTCTTGCAACTTGATATGGTTTTTGTGCTAATCCTTTTCCCCAAGATGTTGCAACTTCTTTGTAAGCCTCTAAAAATGGAAACATAAATCTAAATGAATCTGACACTAAACCTTTTTGAGATAAGTTATAAAGTATTTTGTTATGTTGTTCTAAAGCATATTCCATTGCGTCTTGACTTGCTTCTTCTAAATTATATTTTTGATAACCACCACCACGTAAAGGTTTTACATTTTCTAAATCTCTTATCAATTCTTTTGGTAATTTATCTATTCTTCCTTGTAATGATTTTTTAGCACTTTCATCTAAATGAGGTAATAATGCTTTTATTCTTCTAAAATAAAACTGTTTAAAAGATGGGATACGATTTAATCTTTCTTCTGGTAATTGACCAACGTAATACCACAACAAACCTGTTTCTCTCGTAGCTCTCTTATAAAATTCATCTGCTTTACCAGCTATCAACCAATCTGGTGCAGGTATAACACCAGGTCTATTTTCTGATGTATTAAGCATTTCTTTAATACTGTTTTTAATTTTTGTTTTATTTGCATTTTCAAACCTTGCAAAAGATGTAATATCAACATCATCTAACATTCCTGTAGCAATACCATTTAATAATTTTTTATCATAACCAACAGTTTCTCCAATAAGTTTTGCATATGAATTTATATACTCATCTGACCCAAATTTAGTTAATAATGCTTTTCTATTTACATTTCCTAGTTCATAAAGTTTTGTAAGTCTTTCTCTTGTTTGTTGCAAATCTCCTTGCCAAAAAGCATTTTTAATATCGTCAAGACTTTTATTATTAGATAAAGCGTCAGCAATTTCTTTTGCTAAATCCTCTTTTGCTAAGTTGTTGTATTGTATAAGTATTGCTTCTGAAAAATCATCTAATTTTTTTACATCTGATAATTGTTCATCTGGAAGAAAAAATGGTGAATAATTTTCATTGTAGTAGTTATGTCTTGTAGATGGTCCTAATTCTTTATAGGTATTACCACCTACAGCAGCCTCTATTTCTGGTTGTGCTTTTCTGTTTTTTCTTGTAATACCTTTTATAAATTTGTTGCCCATAACATCTTCATCAAAAGTTTTAAAATTTAATTTTGATAATTTATTAGCTAGATTATCTGGTAATTGTAAAAAGTAAGATAGATAAGTCAAAGGACTGTTAAATAAACCATCTAATCCAAACAACCACATTCTTGCTTGTCCCTCTCCAACAAGACGTAAAGGATATGCAACCCTAGTTACTAATTGATTTCTTTTCCAAAATTTTTGTGTAGTCCAAAGAAATTCACTTGCTGTCCAATAAAGACCTGGTACATCTCCTAATTCTTCTATGTTTGCTTTTTTTAAAATTTTACCCAATGTAGTGTCGTCATTAAATTTACCAACAATACCTTTTGACAATCTTTTGTTATTTAAAATTTTTCCGACTGTACTTGCTTGATTCCTAAGCTGTCTAAGATTTATAAAGTCTACAGTGTAGTCAGTAATTTGATGAGGATATGCAATATCAGCTTTTACTTTTGTATTACCATAAGTTCCATATGCAGCCATACGATTAAGAATTGGTCTTAACGCACCAGTTTTTTTAAATGTTTCTTGGTCAATAGAATATTGAACACCATCACTTCTAAAGCCCATAAATTTATTTTGAAAAGCCTCAAAGCCTTCAATAATTTCTTTATCTGCTTTAAACTCTTCAAGATTTCTAACAACAGCACCCATAAAATCTTTATGAAAAACAAGTTTTGCTTCTCCTAATTCACCTTTATTTATTAAAGAGGCTATCTTTGCAGCATTTTGATTTATAATTTTTGGTTCTAATTTAGCTGCTGCTCCATAGTTAATTATGTCAGTAATTGTTCCATTAATGTCTTCTAAATTTCTTGATGGCTGTGCTAAATTTCTACCACTACCAAATACACCATACACTTTATTTTGTTTTTGATTATTTTTTATATAAGACCAAAAGGTTTTGTATGTAGGGTCAGATACCCAATCATTTATAATTTTTGTACTACCAAGTTTTGATGCTGAACTTTCTGGACCACTTTTTAAACTTTGTCTAAATATTTTTTTAGCATCTCTATATGTAGGAGCTTCTGTCATTAACGTAGAAAAATTTGCATCTCCTGTAGCATCAAATAATCTAATAAATTTTGTGTCAGAATTATCAGCAACAATTACTTTTAACATATTGTCTACATCTGGAGATTTTGTAAACTCTTCTATAAGTCTGTTTGCTTCTTGTATATTTCCTTCTGCTTTTAATTTATTAATTTGATTTTGTACTTGTTTACCCTGTGTTGCTAATTTAGGTGTTGCTCTATCTATTTTAAGTGCTTTGTATGCTGCTCTTGCTTTACCAGATGCTGCAAAAGGGTCAGTTGCAAAAAGTAAACCTGCATCAATAACTCCTGATATAAAGTTAAATTCATTTTCTTTTGTTTCTATACCAGCTAAATTAGAAACATACTTACCTAATGTTATTGATTGGTCATTGTATTGTAAGTTTGTTCTTTTAAGTCTTTCAGATTCTTCTATACCTGAACCCCAAGGAATTAGACCTTTACCTAAATATTTTTCGTAAGTTTCATTTATACCTTCAGCACCTATTTTTTTATAAATGTCAGGTACATTAGATAAATATTTATCAGGGTCATATCCTTGCTCTTCTGATAATTTTCTTAATGTATATTCAAAACCACTTGGTCCTGCTTGTTCATAGTATGAAGTAAGTATTTTGTTAAATGGTCTTAAAGGAAGATTAAGGTCTTTACCAATTAATTTATTAGCTAAAACATTTGTAATTGCATTTGCACCTCCAGAGCTATTTCTGTTAAATGGAGAATCAGCTACAAAAAAACTTGTTGCTAATGCACCTAATTTAGCTTTTTGTTTTGCAAATCTAACATCATCTTTTTCTAATGCCTCACCTAAAACTTTTTCTAAATCTCCAGCAAATGCTATGTTAGCTCTAAGTTGTTTTTGAAATTGATGTGTAGTTATATGTTCTGCTACTGCAAGACCTACATTTAAAACTTTCATAAAAGGGTCTATTGCATCTCTACCTGCTCTTTTTAATTTAGTAAAAAATCCTTCAGGAACTCTGCCATACTCATTATCTTGCAATGCTTGTGTTCTATATGTTTGTTGTGCAACTTGTCTTACTTCATCATTAGTTGCATTTGTTATTGCTAAGTTTGCGTTTACACCTGATGGAAGTAGTGGATATGCTTGATAAATTGCCTTAGACCTATTGTATACACTTGTAGTGACATAATTATCTTTAAAATCTTGTTGTGCTTTATTTAGAGTGTTTTTTTTATCTGATGAATCTTGAAAACTTTGCTCGTTGTTTATATTTAGATAAAAAGACATTATATCTCATCTAAGTCTATTTCTTCTTCTACAACATTTAACAAATCAATTAAATCACTTGTTGGAAATTTTGTAGCCAAAGCGACTATAAGTTGGTCATTTATTTGTGCTTGTGTTAAATCCTGACCCATTCTACCTGGACCCATAGGAGCACCATCAGTTATTGGTTGCTCTGGTTTTGTTGTAGGTGCAAAAACATTTGTAGGTGTAAAAGGTCTTCTCTGTGTCGGTTGTTGTGGAGTTGTATCTTTTGGTAAAGGTGCAGCTTGTTGTTGTTCAACTATTTCTTGTTGTTCACCATAAGACATACCAGGTATTCTACGTATAGCTTGTGTATTATCTTGTGTGTTTCTAGCTGGTGGTGGTACATTACTGTTTCTACCTGTAACACCTTTGTTTGCATTACTCCTTGTTGCCATCTTCATCCTCATCATAAAACATAAATGTTGAACTTATAATCATATAGCCAAAAGGGAAAGCTAAAGGAGGCATTTGGTCTGTAAATATTCTAGGCTCTGATAGTCCTTCTTCTAGTAATATATCGTCACCTAACTCATCTACATCTTCTAGTGAGTTAAATACTATATCAGCAAATTGTTTATTTATTGACATTATCCTCCTAGTCCTTGTAGTAATTGTTGTATGCCTGGTGGAGGACCCTGTGGTGGTAGGGAACCTCCTCCAAGCAATTCTTGTTCAGCCACTGGTATTTCAGGTTCCTCTGCAGTAAAGAACTTATCCAAGATATTTTGCATATCATCTGGATTTTTTCTTATCTGCACAACAGCCATTGTTGCTTTAGGGTCACCTTGTTGTGCTTGAGCCAATAGTGTATCAAACAATACACTGTCTGCTTTTTCTTTTGTAATTCTATCGTTTACTCGTACTAAATTATCTAATCCATCTAAGTTTTCTTGTAGAGTTTGTTTATCAATAATACCTGCTTGTAATAGCTGTAAACCTGTAACAATCTTTTGTGGTTCATCATAACCAGCCATAGCACCATAAACTCTTCTAGTTTTATACGAGCCCATAATGTCACTTGTAGGATTATATTTTTCTGAATAAAACTGATTGTCATAATATCCTGATAAATCTTTTGATTGACCACCATACATTTTTTCATCCCACTCAAGTCTTTTTGCATCTATCATTTCTATAGCATCAGACATTACTGTATGATATTCTCTAATCATCAATGACATAGAAGCACCTAGTTCTTCTAATCCTCTACCTGTTGCAAAGCTAAGTGGACTTTGTGAATCATCAGTTACAGGATAAGAACCACCTACACGTAGTTGTCTTTCTATTCTGTCTATTTGTTGAAATATTTGATATGGTACGTTTGATGCTGGTTTAGATACTTGTGTACCAGGAGCAAGATAGTTTACGGCAAATCTACCTTTTCTATATTGTCCTGATTCTATCTCACCTGATATGTTTGTTTCTGTAAAGACTGCATCTTCCATAGCTATTATTGACATAACATTTATTTTTGCCATAGAAGCCATTAGTCCTATGATTTGGTCATACTGACCTTGTAATCTGTCAAAAGCAAACTTCTTTGCAACTACAAAAGATGGACCACTATCTAATGGATTAGGTATAAAATCAAGAATAGTTCCAGAGGTCATATGATATATATACGTACCTTCTTCATTGTAATATTCTGCAATTAAGTCACCTTCACCATTTGAGTTTGCCCAACTTCCGTTGTAACTATCTGTGTATGCAGAAGCATAAGCATTACCAATACCTAATGTATTTGCTTGATAAAAGTCTTTACTGTTTATTTTGTCAGCAGATTTTGGATATGCTTTTGACAAAGCAGTTTTTGGAACTCTTCGTACAATAGCCATTTCTTTTGGTTGTTGGTCTGCACCGTAATATCCAGGAAAACAGTTGTAAGGGTCACGGAGTTCTGCACAAGGATATGGTGTGCCATTTGCATCTTTCATTTCTCTAATTACCCATACAGCAAAACCATAACCAGGTAACCATCTACCAACTTGTGGCATTTGTAAATCTAATTTTTGTGTGTCATCATACGCAGTTACAATACGTGCTATCTTTTCTGCTTTTTTTCTTGCTCTATCAGAATCTTTACCATTAGGTACATCTACTTTTAGATTTGGAATACGTCCTATTTTTTGTGCAAGATGTTCTAAACCTGACATCATAAGATTAGGTACAGGTATTTGATAGTCTTGAAAACCTTTTATCTGGTCACCTAGTAATGCTAATAAACCATCTGGTCCACCATTCATTATTGCACGAATACGTCCTCTAGTAGAATATGCACTCTGATTGTCATAGTGTAACTGTGTTATCTGATATTGTATCTCTTCAGGTGTCATCCTATCTCCACGGACTTTCGTTCATATCGCTTAAATTCCATTCTCCAAAACTAGGTTCATAATCTAATCCTACCTCAGCTAATCGTTCTTTTCCTAGTCTTCTTATAACTTTTATTGGAAACCAACTAGCCATAACGACATCTGATTTATAGTTTTTTGCTTTACTAGCCTTACTAGCAGCACTTGAAAAATAAATTAGTTGCCTACGATATATATTACTCTTTGTTTCGCTTTCTGCACTACCATAAGGTAAGTTAATTAGCTTTTGCTCAAACAACTGTTGCATACTTCCAACACCGTAAATAGGGTCAAATTTATTTTTTTGTGTCTGATGTCCTTCTAAATGTATACCCATACGTGCAGAGTATTCTTTTATTTCTCTATCTTGTCGTATAGCTTTTTGAAACCCGTTTTCTTCTATGACCCAATGTGCAAGTTTGTACTTTTCATACCATTTCTTTATAGATTTTTTTGCCTGTGCAACTCCTCCACCTTCTTCGTTTTCTATATCTACAAGATACATCATTCCTGATTCAGGATTTACAGCCCACAAAAAACAAGCCTGAAAACCTGTAGATGCTGGGTCAAGTCCTGCGACTAGGTATGTCCCTGCAGGTACTTGCCCAACAACTCTATTGACATCTCTACACTGGTCAATATCTTCTGAATTAAACATTGTTATGCCTTCTACAAATGCTTTGTTAAGATAAACCATTTCGTATATTGCTCTACCACCTGTAGTATCTGCATTATTTTTTTGTGACATAAGCCATTTGTATGTACGTTTGTTTTTCCATAACATACAATCTGTATGTTTATCTGTTTCTGTTTCTGGCAAAACACAATCTGTTTTGTGTGCTTCTTCTACAATATGTTCAAACTCTGGGTTTTCTAACAAAAAGTTATACAAATCTTCTGGATGTTGTCTTGAACCTATAACTACAACACCAGTATGTTCCTCTTTACGAGATGACAAAGTGGTTGTCCACCATTGTCTAGTTTGTTCTCTAGCACTAGGTTGTATTGTTGTACCGTGGTCTTCTATGTCGTCTGCAATAATCAAATCACAGTCACGAGAAAGTATCTTACCACCTTTACCTACAGCTACCATTGTCGGTGACTTTATACCAGTTATGGTTCTTGTACCTACAGTAAACTGTCCTGATGACCAAGACTTACCTGAACGTACCTTTGGTTGAAATTTTATACCAGGTCCGTTTATGTCTTCGTTCAATGCTTCATTGTTTTCTAAATGGTCTAACACACCACCTACTGCATTCTTTGCAATATCTTCGTTACCACCTACCCACATAATTCTTATGTTTGGATTTTTACATATCTGCCATACAGCAAAATGTATAAGTAAGTCTGTCTTACCGTGACGAGGCGGTGACAATATCATTTGTTGTTTGCCGTGTTTTATTGCATCAACAATAGAGTTAATCCATTTTTCGTGAAAGTCTGCAGTTTCATACAACTCTCCTGTTTCTGTTTTAAAATATTTATCTCTGAACTTTTTAAAATCTTCTAAGGACTTTACGGTAGCTTGTGCAATCTTCCAATCTGATTGTGCTTCATAATTCTTTTTATCTTCTAAGTATGCAGCATACATTTTAGTTACGACACTTCTTGATACTTTTAGTGCATATGCAACTTGTTGATGTGTAAGTCTATTGTCTTCTAATTTAGCTGCGTAGTTTTCTACAAAGTTTTTGTATTCTGGTCCACGTGATGTAGATTTTATTACAGGTTCTTCTATTTCTATTGTTTCTTTTTTATTACGTTTGTATGCAGTGCTTCTTTGACATTTGACACTACAAAACTTTTGTCTGCTTTTAGGTATAAAAGTTTTTCTGCATCCAGTCGCACCACAAGTTTTACGAGCAGACATTATTTCTTTTTCTTTTTTTTCTTGTCAGCTACCCTTGATTTTTGAACTTTCTTGATGTTTACTTTTTTACCAGCTTTATATTTTTTAGCTGTACGTTTTATTTCTGCAGCACGTTTTCTAGCTGCTGAATCAGATAGACCTGC